CGATTTGGTAGTCTCGGATTTCAATGTCTTTATCTCCGCTTTGTAGTTTTAGTTTTTTAACAAAATTTTCAACGTACTGCGTTGAGACTGGATCACCTATATCCTTTATATCTACTTCTAGCTTGTACTCTAATGTGTCTGCGAACTCTTTTAGATAAGGCAAAAGACCTACATAAAGTTCTTGCCGATACATATTGTATAGCCTAGCCTTGCCGTCCCACATACGAGAACGATAAGAAGGCATAAACTTTGCGCCAGGCACATCAAATGTAAAGAAATCGCATATCTCTTGGCCAGTACCAGGGTCTGTATCGATTTTTAGATACGCTTCATTTCTTTTTGTAACTCTTATCACTACATCAATCCGTTCGTAAACTTCATAAATTCAATCGCATTCTTAATATCCCAAGTACGGCTATTAAGAGACTTCATAACAAACTCGCATTGATATAGACACGCTTTGATGTATTCAATTTTATCTACAATCTTTACAATGTCTGAATCACTGTCGAGATATTCTTGCATCTCGTTTTTAAGAGGCTGAGGGCCTAAGTATTGTTCCCAACCTAAATTTTCTAATTCTTGCTGAGACAACTCGCCTCGAAAGTAGCGCCATTTAATACGGCGCAAAGAATACATCTGAGATTCATATTTTCTCAGTTGTAATTTGAAAGTAGTAAGATAGTTTAGATACTTCGCATGAAGTTCTGGGGTTTTTGTAGACTCACTACCAAGATTCAATTCATCTATCTTGCAGTCAGCTTTCCACTGATCCTGCAATTCGTTCAACGTAATCATAATGTAACCTCATAATATATACTCTATTTATAGCGTCTCAATTTTGTATTGCCTGTATCTAAATGCAGCTACGCCTTGAAAGTAATCAGTATTGCCCGAAGATAATTCAAACTCAAGACCGCCAAGAGATACAGGAAACGCATCCTGAAATACGATTTTTATTTGCGGATTGTTGTTAGAGTCAAGAATGAATAGAGACGCATCACTATAGTTTCCTAATGCCTGTTGCTTATCAGGACGTATATCAGGAAAACGATACGACTGGCTTTTTGAGAAGTCAGTGTATTGCTTGTGCGATTCTGGAAAGCCAAGACCAATAAGCCACTCGTACAACTCATTGTAGTTGGCCATATTCTCTTGTATAATGAAACGAATCATAAGTTCACCGTAAGCAAGTTTGTCACCCGCCTCGTAATAATCAACGAGAGGTGTTGCGACTTGCGGTGATCCCAATGAAACGTCTGGAATATTTGCAGACTGGCAGAAGAATGAGACGTTGGGTAGATTGTGAACTAAAAACTTAAAGCCATTAGGCTTGAGATAGTCTAGTTCGCCAGGATTACCAGCGTCCCATGTTGCTTCTTGCACATTTGCTAATATATCAACCATAGTAATACCCTTAAATATAGATACTACTATTTATAACGATTTAAATTACTGCGATTGCAGCCATAACGACAGGTGAAGTTACTACTAATGCCAATGCAAAAGTAACAATAGCTTCTAGTTTGGCAGTCTTTGCGCCGATTCTCATTTTTAGTTCCTTGCCTTGTGAGCATGTCAGATTGTGTGTATTACCGTAACATTGAATTTGTTACACCAATACTTATAACAACCTGACACGCCACTGACAAGAATTTTGACAATATATTGTTAGTTTATTCTACATTTTTCCAAGTAAATGCACCGAAGAACATTTCATCTTCGCTCATCTGACCCCACGGTACTTCTCTTGCTGGGTCTGGATTCATTGAGTTGTCTGCACTGTTATCAAATGCACCTTCAACAAACAACCGTGTTCCTGCAGGAATAAACTTAGGCTCTTTCCACGTATATGAAAGTTGCCAAGCATAGTCATACTTAGGAATGTCGATTAGTTCTTCTTCTGTACCATCAGCATAGATTGCCTTAGCTCGCATACTCTTGCCACGGAAGTGCATATGTGGTAAGAATGTATGTAGTCTAATGTCATTCTTCAGAGTAATCTCTGCTGTCTGTACAAAGTTAGGATCATAAGGTGGAATCGGTGTCCAGTTGTTAGGGAAGATACAAGCACAGTCACCTGCCATTCTCTCCTCTGGTACTACACCTTCATCGTGGAAGTATAGTCCGATTCTTGCTCTGTCTGTTCTCGCTGTACCATCAGGTGTGTAGTGTAGTTGTAGATTAACAACTGAACCTGCTTTTAGTAGACCGCCAGTATTTTCATCATAGTAATCAGGATCGCCACCAGGAACATATGCGCTGATGGTTGCGTTATCCATATTCTGTTGACCTTCACCTTGTGCGCCTAGTAAACTTCCTCTGCCCTCTCCCGGTACTTGTACAGTGTTCAGCATGTGATGCATTACAGTAGGCTCGCTAGGCAAGAACTGTGAACCACGCAACCACTTATCTTCTGTTAAACCAAGATCAACACTTGTATAACGATAAGGAATCGCATTAGGACCCATTGTACCAAATGCAGGAATCTCTTGCGGCGGTACTTCAATAATCATATCAGGTTCACCGTGTACCCACTCTGAAGTAGAGTAAGTTGTTTCCGTGAGAGGATCAGCATCACCCTCAACAGGTGCACCTGCGTCAATCCACGCTACAATCGTATCTACTTCACGGTTGCTTAGTGTTCTATGATTGACGATTGTGCCTGCAAACTTACGATCAATCTGACCTGGCGGCATACGCTTTGACACAATAGCCTCTTTGATAGCAGGCGCAAAGCCTTGTACCATTTGATAGTTAGTCATTGCCCAAGGAGCAATACCGCCTTCTCTATGACATGATTGACATTGCTCTACAAAGATAGGAGCAACATCTCTTGCATAATCAATCTCATCAGCCTTTGCTGTAATAGCTATTGCACAGAGCAATGCTGTCCACACTGCTACTGTACTAAGCCAAAACATTTTCTTAATGCTATTCATTAATCATCTCCCGTAATACTTCTTTGTGCTTTCAATTGTTCAAATCCTTCATCATCTAAATGAGTAATGGCAAGCCAAGCGTGAGTCATCTCATCACCTGTGCGTGAACCGCCCATTACAAACATATCTGGATCTGGGTTATTTGGATTGTTTGCTGTGTTATCATACCATTGCTTGAGAATGATAACTGCGCCTGCTGGAATCAAAGGCGCTACGTCTGGTGCATACAAATGACTGTGATGCCATGTTGCTGACCATTTGGAGATTTGGCTTACTTGTTCTGTTCGTCCTGTTTCTGGATAGAAGATTTCAAGACTTGCTGCATTCATACGCAAGTGACCGTGTGGCTGAAAACTATCTAAACGTACAGGATGATCGAAACTGTGAAAGCCCTGAGTCATTGCATATCCATTGGGTGGGACTACTAAGTCGTCCTGGTCCCCAAGGCGATACAAGCTCAAATCTTGTTTGTATTTCAATTGTGCGCTTTCCTCTTCTGTGTATAACCAAAGTCCTATCTCTACTACATTGTCTTTGATTACAGAACCTGGAGCCATTGCGCCAAGACCACCTGGGAACATGTGAATATCCCAAGACACTTCTGCGTTTGCTGGGATTGTACGACAAACTCCTTCTGGTACAATCTCTCCCCACTTTCCCATAGCGTACTCCGTGAGCATGCCTTCACGCCCTTCCGCTGTGATAATAGATGAGTTAGCGTGATGTACGACAGCTTTCGCTTCGCCACGAGGCTTCACTTGTACTGCTTTGATACATCTGTCTTCTGATAATCCTGTTGGTACTAAATGCTTATGCCATAGATCATTGCCGTTAGCAGGAATGTCAATTGCTACTGATGGAATGATTGCATCTGGTGCACCGAAGTCTGCTTCAAAATTCCATGCTTCTGGATCTCTTAGTGGTGGTGCTTGTACGATTGTATCTGGATCACCGTACAATGAACCACCGTTTACCCATGCGACTACAGCATCAATCTCTTCTTGTGCAAGACGCCAATCACCTTGTAGGTCTTGAATGCCGATGCCATGATCGTAGGCGTAAGGAGGCATTTCTCGTGATGCTACTTTCATAGCAATAAGTGGTGCCCATGGACGAACTTGTTCGTAAGTTTCAAAACTCATTGGACCTATGCCACCTTCACGATGACATACTACACAGTTGTTGTTGATAATATCTGCAACTTCACTTGTGTACGTTTGAGCAAAAATACTTGTTGGCAGAATTGCCAGTGTTGCGATTAATAGTCTTTTCATAATACACCTCAGTTGATTTGTGTGTAGTACTATTTATAATACGAAAAAAATACATTACTAGATTGTAATAGTTTATTGCAGCCATAAAAAAAGGGGCTACGAATAGCCCCTTCAAAAATGATTGCTTTAAGCAATTCTTTTTATTCTTACATAAGGTTAGTAACCTTAACTTTTCTGTAGTACTGGTTACGACCAGAAGTGAATGTATCACCGTCAGTAGTACCATCAGTTCTAGTTACGTATGGGTTAGCGATCATGCCGTAACGAGTCTTGAAGCCGATCTTAGGCTGGAAGGTGTTAGGGTCAATCGCACGAACCATTTGTAATGGAACGTATGGGCAGTAGAAGAGACCAGCGTCATAAGCGCTAGAACCTTTGTAGCCAGCTACGTAGAACTGTGAAGCAGCACCAGTGTTGGCACTGTATGGATCGATGTATACTCTGTAACGACCGTTGAGAACACCAGCGAAAGTGTTACCAGTATCGTCAACATTGAGGTTAGTAGAAAGAGCAGGTGTGTAATCAAGAACACCACTCATTGCTAGAGCACTTGCAACGTCTGCTGAACAGATGATGAAGTTACCTTTGCCTCTACGAGTATCTTGTGCAATCACGTTAGCGTCTCTCTCGATGTTGAAGAGAAGACCCTTGAAACGCTCAACTGACCAACGACCGTTTGAGTCAACGTCAAGGTCGAAAGTACCAGCAGTTGCAGTAGAAGCTGCGCCGTCTTTAGCTACTTTGTAGATAGTACGGATAACTTCACGGTTGATTTCAGCAAGAATTTCTTGTGAAAGAATGTTAGAAAGTTCTGACTCAGCGTCAAGACCATGAATTGCTTTGAGGTCTTGTGCGAGTTCTACAGTGTACTCAGCTTTCAATGCACGAGACTTAGCTGTAACAGTAGTCTTCTCGATTGAGAAAGCCATTTCGTTTAAAGTAGCACCATCATCAGCGCCAATGTTTTCAGCGACTGAGGTAGCAACACCAGTACCAGTAGTATAAGTACCGTCAACTGGGTTTTTACCATCGTGTGTGCCTGTACCAGAGAAATCTGTGTCTGCTTCGTTGAAGAGTGCTTCAGCACCAGTCTGGCTAGAGTAGTGTGACTTCATAGCGAAGATCAAACCAGTAGGACCAGTCATTGGCTGAACACCAGCAACGTCATAAGCCATCAAGTTAGGCAATGCTCGTCTAACTAGGCTGATGAGGATTGGATCGTAGTTATCAACACCGCCACCAGTTTGGTTAGCGTGAGTTGCTTCCATGATACCCTTCTCTTCTTGAAGGGCACGTTCTTGGTTTTCGAGAACTACAGCAGTTACAGCCTTCTTATACGGATCTGCGATTGGCTGCAGGTCAGCATGCTCGAGGACTGGTGCCCACTTGCTCTCAATTTGCTCTGAAAGATACATTTAAGTCTCCTTGTTGTTTCAGTTTTGTTTTTATAATAACAGTACTATTTATAAAAAATTAATTTTAGAACTTAGTTGTTTTTGAAATTGCTTGAGCATACTTAGACATAACTGTGTTAGTTACTTCGTTTGTAGCTTCAAATGTGTCCTCAAGTTTGTCTTCAGTCAACGACTTCTCAGATGGGAAGTAGTTCTCTTTAACGACTTGAAGTTTTTGCTCATATGAATCCATACCAGTATAGGTAATGTCTTCTACCAATGCCGCAAATTTTTCTGCTTCAGTTGACGCAAGGCCTTCTGAAATCTTAGCAAATACTGCCTGCTTCTTCAAAGCGATAGCTTCTTCTTTGATTGCAATGTTAGACTCAACTTGCTCGTCTAGCTTTGCAGAAAGCTCATCAATTTGATTTTGCATTTCAGTCATCACATCATACTTTTCTTCTGGTACTTCAATATAATGCTCTGAGAATACTTGCTGTAAACCTTTGATAAATGACTCAGTTACTTCTGTACGAATACCACTTTCGATAGCGATTTGGTTCTCAGCCATCCAAGTTTCAGTAACATAAGAGAGGTACTTATCAATGTTTTCGGTCATTTGCTCTAACTGAGCTTCAAATTCAACATTTGCTGCCTCAGTAAGCTCTTCTTCAATTTGTGCAATTTCAGCACTAACTCGTGAAGTAACAACAGCTTCAAACATTTCAGCCGCTTTTACTTTGAATTCTTCTGTGAGATGATCTTCGTCTGCGAAGAGAGCGTTGAGGTCTGCTTCAAAGAGAGTAGTTTCTTCAACAGAAACTTCTTCTTCAGCAATCTCTTCTGCGTCTTCTGCAACTACTTCGTCCTCAGCAATAACTTCATCAGTTACTACTTCGTCTTCTGCAATTACTTCTTCGTCAGTCTCTTCAACTTCTTCTTTAGCAACATTACCAGCAGATGCTTTTTTCATTACATCAGTTTCGCTTGGCTTGTCGTTCTGGAAGTTTGCAGGGGCTTCTTTAGCACCGTTACCCTTAGGTAGTGTAGTGTCTTTAGATTCTTTGCCTGCTGCTGCCTTACCTACAGGTGAAGTCAAGCCGCCTTCTGCATTGCCAGTACCGCTAAGGTCTTGCATTTCAGGATTGGCGTTTGAGCTACCTTGAGTAGGATTAGAAGCATCACCTTGCTGCTTATCTTTAGGACGATTTGCTGCGCCCTCCATAAGCTCTCGGATTTTGGATTCTACACCCATGTTTATTCTCCTATTAGGTTGTATTACTGTGTTCTGATATATATTTATAAAAATTAAATCTTAGACAACTTAGTTAAGAAGTTTTCAAAGACTTGTAACTTTACAGCCTCAAGCTCTTTAGTGCTTGCTGCTCTAATCAATTCTTTGGACTCTTCTAATTCTTTTTCTTGCCAGATGCCGTTCACAAATGTCCACTCTTTATTCTCCATGATGCCCTGTACATAAGCATCTGGAGCAGAAGGATCGGCAACAATATCAGCAGCAGTAGCTAACATGAAGTCTTCTTGCACTTCATTGACACCGTTTCTTTCTTTGAGTGAACCCAATCCACGAGAGCTAACACCTAAGCTGGCACCCTCGTCAATAAGTTCTTTTACAATACGACCCATAGGTGTATCTAGAATCTTTGCTCTACCGATAAAATTGTCGCCGTCTTCTTTAAGGCCAACAATCATATGAGAAACACGGTCAAGATTAACTGTAGGACCTTCTGGATGGCCTAGTTCACCGTATGCTCTCTTCTTCTCGATAGATTCTTTTGTATAACGAGCAACCTCTTTCTGCATCACTTCTTTGGGATACATTCTACCATTACGGTTCTTGAGGTTTGACTGCAAGAAAACACCTTCAATAAAGTGTGACTTCTTACCAGTCTCTTCGTTAAGTTCAGAGATATATTTAATCTCTTCTGTAACTTCTTTTATTAGTTTCATTATCCTAAGTCTCCGTCAGCGCCTTGATGGTCTTGAGGTCCATACCCAGATACTTTAGCACAATCAATGATTACAATGCCGTCACCGTTGTTGAATTCAACTACGAGGTCTGATCCATTTTCTTGATTGTCAGTAAACCCGTGAAAGTCCAGATCACCGTTGCCGAACAAGTGATAAATGTGCTCACCATTTCTAATGATGGTGATGTCAGCGTTTTTATCAGTAGTCCAATACAAGCGTCTAATATTGACTTCTGGGCTGCTTACAGTCTCAGTAGATTTCTTTAGTGTTGTAGCCAAGGCAATAGTAGCAGAATCACTGTTTGCTCCGTGAACTTTTACGACACCTTGGACTTGTGTTAATTTTAGAACAGTAGTGTCCGCTGCCATCTCTTATCTCCGATTAAACTTATTTGTTTACTAACTTGTCTGTGGCTTTCATAATGCCAGCTTTTCTTTTTGCAGCACCTTTTTGAAATGCGCCTGCCAAACGAGTGTTTACATTTTTTTCAGTACCAGAAGAAGTTTCTTTGGCATCTCTTTCATACTCTTTGCTCATTTTTTCACGGGCGCCGTAGCTAGTAGTTGCTTTCTTAATGTAAGAACCTAAAGTTTTCTTAGAAATCTCTTCGATCTCTTCAACTTCTTCAGAAACTTCATTTTCAGGAGCTTCACTCATGTTCTTGTGATTGCAGTCACATCCTTCTTTAGGACTCTTAGGATCGCATCCACACTCGCTGCATTTTTTTGCTTCGTCTAAATTTCTAAACTCTTTAAATGTCTTCATTTTCGTCTCCGACAGTTTCGGGTTCGGCGGCAGGATCAACTTCCATGACATGTTCTTCGCCGTCTGCTAACCCCATCGCTTGTAAATCTGGATTTTTGAATACGCTTTTTGCAAGTTCTTGTTTGTAGTCAGAGACCGCAGCATTAGCTCGATCCATCATAAGACTATTAAACTTATCTTGAACTTCACTTGCTTTGCCTTGTGACATACTTTGCATCATGTCTCTTATTGCTGCTTCACGATCCATTATTGTTCTCCTGTATCTTGTGGGACTTCACTTTCTTGCTCAGGTTGTTGCTGCTGAGTCATCATCTGGAAATTTTGATCTTGTGTTATAAACGGTTGCTCAAGTTTCAAATCGTTTTCAATTTGTTCAATTTCTTCGTCAGTAAGCATTAACACTTCTCGCTGAACATAAGACTTACTGAACAATGTACCGATGTAACTTGCCATTCCGTTTAGAACTTCTACTCTACTTCTAAGTATTTCTTGATTCTTAGACTCAGTATAGTAAGCATCTTGTGCAAACTTGTATAGAAGATCGTCTTTAATATCTGTCCAATCTTCTTCGGTGATAATGTTTTTCAGAAGTAACTGAGTCTTCAGCAAGTCATCAAACATTACACCAAACTTTCTTCTGAGTCTAGCTACAAATTTAGTAAACTTTAATTCGTCTCTATTGATTTCAGCAGATCGGCCAAAGTTTAGACCTGCTTGCTGCTGTAATCTAGAAACAGGAACATTCAAAGACTGATACAACTTCTTTTGGAAGTATTCTACGTCTTCGATTTGTCCCAAATTTTGTCCTGCTGGCAAAGTATCAATGGAAGTACCACTGCTGCCTTCTCTTCTTGGAAGCCAGAAATCTTCGAGCATAGACATAAACTTTTTGTCATCACGAATCTCGCCACTGTTAGCGTCATAGACTAACTTGTTACGATAACGATCCATGATATCTTTGAGGTACTGCTCTGCTTTGTTGGTGGGCAGATTACCTACATCAACATAAAATATTCTTCTTTCAGGAGCTCTCGTAATCCTATAAATGACTACGGCATTCTCCATCATTCTAAGTTGATTTGCAGGGCGTATAGCCTTGTGCAAATAAGAAAGTGCTATGTTTTTGTCTTGGTCAACTAGACCAGAAGGAACAAATGTGATAGCATCTTTAGTAATCTTTAGTGCGTTATCATTAGCAGGTGCTTTGTATTGTGCTGCTTTCTGTGAGAGTCCTTTTTCATTAAAGATGAAAAATTCTTCTACACTCTTAATGAACTGTACGCCTTGCTCATTCTTTTCTTTGTGTACTTCTTTGACCTTTGTAATCTTACGTGGGTCAATGTATCGAATGTCTCTGATACCCTTTCTAGGACTTTCAGTGTCGATAACTTTATGGAAGTATAGTCTTCCGTCAATGTACCATCTTCTAAAATAGTCTTGTGACCTATTTTTAAAATCTAGTAACTCAACAATGTTTTCAAACTCATCTTGTATTTGTTTTTTTACTGCATCAGAGACTTTCAATCTATCTGTGTCTAGTGTCACAGGATCTTCGTCATCTAAATTAGCAATAGCATCATCAATAATATCTTGAATAGCAGTATCCACATCAGCCATAAGAGAAATATCTCTGTATCGCTTGATGAGTTCTGCTTCATTATTAGCAACGCCTTCGAGATCAAGGTAGGTACCGTAATACCCACCTGCTCGTATGCTTTCTACACCACCTTCATCAGAAGGAGCCACGAAAGACTTTTCAGTCTTAGGCGGCTGCTCCCGAGTGATGTTAAACCCAAATATATTCATTCTAAATTAAATCCTTATTCAATCCTACGACTAAAAGTTGTCGTAGTTTTGGTACTGGAATGTCACTGTAAATTCTTCAATAATATCGTTCTGTGCGTACTGTAGTGCAATCTCAGACATTTGGATTGGGAATGCATTGCGTAGTACATAAGTACCGCCCCGCAAAACGTCATCGTTTCTGTCTAAGTGTTGAACAGTAATGTCTGCTTGATAATCAGCAGGGTTCAAGATGCCAGTATTTTCAGCAGATGCATTCATACCTTCCATCCATTGTTCGAATGGACGACGGAGCGACTGCTGACTGTCGTTGACAATAGTGATTGTCCAAGGATCAAAAATCCTTTCGCCTGCCAACTTAACTTCACGACCTCTGTACTGAATGATCGCTGGGTTAACAGTTGATGCCGGAACTGCTGCTCCGGTCACCAAAATACTGTTTGAAGTATCAACGCCTGTTACGTAGCTTGGGAAGCCTAGCAAGACTCTAAACTGATTAGGTCTTGCTCCTCCGGCACCTAGGCGAGCTTTAAACTCTGTAATGTTCATTTAATTCTCCTGTTTACTTTTATTTATAAGCCTAAGCACCAACTTCTTCAAAAGCAATACCAGTTCTAGTAGCGATGAAGTTGAGTTGAATGAAGTTGATTGACTTCGCAGGCTGAATGAAGATATCGGCTACAAATTGATTTGCATCAACAACTTGACTGTCATTGTTTGTACCATCACAAACAACACGGAAGTCGTAAATACCTCTGCGGCCTTGAACATCACGCAAGAATGGCTCAATTAGGTTCTTAAACTGTGCTCGTGTAAACGCATCGTTGAACTCAAAGAGTTGGAACTTAGCTGCGGTTGCAATAGCTTTTTCAAGAACAATAAACAATCTGCGAACATTAATTCTATCGAATGCGCTTGGCTTCTCAAGAAGAGTTTTGTCACCGTACAATACGATACCTGAACCAGGGAAACCAACGATTGGGTTAATGCCTGCTTTGTAAAGAGTATCACGATCTGACTTGTTAGGTGAGTAAGCAAGTCTCACTGCATTCTTGATTGCACCACGATTCAAACCTGCAGGAGAGAACCAAGGATCAGCAACACTATCAGTATTAGCACAAACACCAGCAGTGTCGCCGTTACAAGGAACGAATACGAACTGATCTGTGTATCTATTATACATGTACTTGTAGCCTGAGTCCATTACTGCAAAAGAACTTCTAGTATAAGAAGCAATTTCAGCAACAATCGCAGTAGCTTCAGAACCAGAGTTGTCTATTACTGAATCAGCTTGTGGTGAAACAAATACCATACAATCTTTGCGAACTTCTGCAATGTTGTCAATTACATAGTCACCAACTACAGCAGATGCATCGCCAACAAAGATGAGATTAACATCTACTAGTTCGTCATTTGCAAATAAGGCAAATGCAGTTTGCTTGTCAGCGTCAGAAATAGTTCCATCTGCTCCAGCTGCTAGAGAAACAGTAGCTTCGGCACTAGTATGATTGCTATCAAATGTTGTATTTGCTGCTAAAGAACCCCAGTTGTTTGTAGCGTTTGGATGATCTGTCCACCAGATGTACTCGGATCTTTGATTGATTACATTCTTATAGAAGTTTGTACGACCAACCGAATCTTTTGCATCAGATGCTTTAGATACACCAGCAAACTTTTCTAGAATTGTTCCAGGAACTCCAGAGAACAAACCTTCTTCATCGATTACAATGATGTGAAGTTCGTCTACACTTCCACCGGCTGATGACACGTAAGAAGATGCACTTGGAGCATAATCAAACTGGGCTGCATATTGCCAAGTGGCCTTAGCTGCTCCTGCAGTTACAGCAACGCTAGCATTAGATACTAATGTAAGCGAAGTAGCGGAAGCAATAGATGCTACTGTTCCTATAGTAGTACCAGTGCCGTCTTGAAGTATAGAACCTACAGAAAGCTCAGTATCAAAGGCAGTACTTACACCAGTAACAGTTGTGCTACTAGTTGTACTAGTAATAGTTCCTGTTAAACTAAAATCTTCAAAATCAGATGCATCTGCAAAAGAAACTTTTAGTGAGTTGCCAATAGCGCCTGGCCACTTAGCAGCCCACATGCCGTTGCCTAGACCGCCTGCGCTGAAGTTCTGATCGTGGTCAATGTCATTCTTGATAAGTGCGCCAGTAGCAGAAGCACCAGCAACGCCAGCAGTTGCATTTAGCGAGGCTGCATTGATTGCTCTTACTACTTTCAATGTGTTAGTGTACGCTAAGAAAGAAGCTGCGGTGAGCCAAGTTCTGTAGTCAGTACCGTTAGTGGATGGTTTGCCAAATCGTTTTGCCAGTTCATTCTCAGAACTGATAGTAGTAACTTCTTCGGCCGGCCCCCACTGAAATATTCCTGCAGTTCCACCAATTGAAGAACCAACTGCAGGAACTACTGAAGTGAGGTCTCTCTCTGTTACCTGGACTCCAGGTGATAGCTGAAAAGCCATATTTATTCTCCTCGTTAAAAAATCAGACAACAATATTGTTATGTTTTCTCTGATTATTTATAACTTTTAATATTTGAACTTAGACTCTTTCAATCTTTTGCTATACTCATCATCCATTAACCAGTAATCTCCACCTGCTACCCATGCTTCAGGCTCTTCATTGCTCTTTCTCATTACAAAAGGAGTAAGATTCTGTGTAATACTCTGCATTTCTTGTTTGTAAAGTCCTTCTCTGGTATTAACATCTACCAATTCTTTGAAAAATGGCATCGTAGATAGCCAACCAAAGAGAACCATACACATAACACAGTCGTCATTGTATCCTTCATCTGCTTGATAAGTGTTTCCCTTTTCAACAAATGTAGATATTTCACTGATAATATCAGCATCAAACACTAAGAGTTTCTTTTCTTCCATAAGAGACTTGAAGTTGAAACAACCTTGTCTCTTTACTTGTTTAGATGTATTAACGCCTAGTCTTGTAGACTTACCAAAGCCTGGCGATACATACTGTCTAGATTTTTCTGTCACTGTACTAAAGATATTATCGTATTCTATTTCTTCGTGTAATATCTCTACTACTTGACCGCCTATATCATTGTTCTCGATAAGAACAAAAGCGTTATTATAATCTTGCCCAACTTTTGCTATAACATTTGGATATAGCATAGGGGCAATTTTGTTATTTCGATACTTAGCTACTACCTTGTAAGGCATTTCTGTAATATCAAAAACAACAAATGCTGAATAGTCACCACCTATACCTCTAGCAGTGTCTACTGTAATACAATAATAATGATCTTCTTGTGGGTCTTCATATATATCAACACCGTTTCCTTCAGGATTCTCATATAAAGGATCTTTAGAACTGAGTGTTGCGATAGTTCTAGCGTTGATAAGTGTGTTCGATGACCCTAAGAAGTCACACAGTACTTCCTGTGTGAACTTGAGTTCGCCAAGAAGTTTTAACTGCTGTTCTGCCCATGCCTCATCTCTGCCTGGAATATCAGTATAAGGAATAAAGTGACTAACGAATCCATTCGTGCCTTTCTCTGCTTCATTCCAGAACTTCCAGAAGTGATTATAACCAAGAGGAGTAGAAGTGAGCAGAATCTTTGTAGTTTCACCAGCAGAAATTGTAGGATATACAGATGCGAAGAATTCGTCAGCAACATTGTTTGGAATAATTGCCGCTTCGTCAATGTATAGCCAGTTTACAGACTTACCACGAATACCAGATGTCGTTGTCGCTGCTGTAAATACTCTACAGTTATTCTCTAACTCAACGTCACCTTTGTTCCATGTCTTTACGCCTTGCTGCATCCATATAGGCAAGTTCTCATACATAGTTTGATAACGAAGAAGTACTTCTCTTGCTGATGCTGTTTTGTTTGCCATGATAGCAACAGTTTTATCAGCATTAAATATCGTGTAGTGAAGAATACAAGCAGCAGCAGTAACAGTCTTACCTTGCTGTCTGCCTTCCATCAGAATAACTTTTCGTTCGTTGACTATGATTTCAACTTTTTTCTTCTGACAATCATACAGTTTAAATAGTTGTAGACCATTATCTAGTGTCACAATATGACAATAGTTCTCAATAAAATAAATTGGATCTGATTGACACTTTAGATACTCTTTGATTTGTTCTTGAGTAAAATCGTGTTTATGTCCAATAGATTTTAAGTTAGGATTTCCGTGATAGGAAGTTTCTTCACTCATGCTCTATTACTTGCTCATCTTTTAATGCTCGTAGCAAATCTTTTGTACTGCCAACAAACAAATTATTATTTGTTACTGCATTGTTTTTAGCTTTGACTTCTTCGCCTTTGACTTTCTTTGCTTTGTCTTGTACGTCCATCATAGCATTCGCATTATCTTGTAACGCTTTGATAAGCTGACCTGCTACTTCATATGCTCTAGGCTGGTCACTGTTTCTTGCAATGTGAAGCATGCCTTTGATAGCTTCTTCGCTATATTCAGCAGTTCTTTTCAAAATATCTCTTGCTTCTTGAAAGTCATCTTCTAAGTCTTGTTCTGCGTTTGCAGGAGGCACAGGAAGATTATTCTCTTCTCGTGTTTGTTTTAGATTGCTCTCAAGAGCCTTTGTCTTGTCTTTTGTGTTAAACGTAGCGTCTAACTCTTCAAATGGATTATTCAATTTCATCACCAAAACTTTCTAAGATTGAAGTTATATATTCATATTCATCTGCTGGCGTTAATGTTTTATCTATAACACCATCATTTCCTATTGTTGCTGTACTCTTAACTCTTACATTTAAGAAGTCATCTTTTTCGTACAATTTAGCAATAGATTCTTTAATTACTCCTACATTGTCAACAGGACCGTAGAAGTTTAATCTCATTGTAAAGTTAAAGGTCCAGATAATACTTTGTCTGTCAGCAAGCTCGCCTTCATAGGTATCATCATAGTCTATGTTATCGAGTGTAATTTTTATGTCTCGTTTAATACCAAGCGTTGGCATCTCGTTGACAGTAATGTTAAAATCAGGATTGAAAAAAGGTAGTATCTGTTCTACAATTCTGAGTCCGTCTTCTTGATTTTTTGCAAACACATAAAGAGCAAGAGACATGTTGTAAGGCGTTGCTACATAAGAAGACCTTACAGTAGTCGTATCATCGCCCTCTCCTACTGCTTTGTTTCTTTGAATAGGTGAAACTTTTCGGCTAGGATCATATGTTAGTTGTTGTATCTCAAAGCCCATACGAGGCAAAACAATTGCCACTTCGCCACGAGACTCTGCGTCAGGTATCAAAGCGATACGAGAGAGAAACTTTTGCTTTGTTGAATACGCAAGAGGCACTCGCATAACTTGTGCGATTTCCCCTTCAGTTGTTCTTCTTTCTACACGAATGTTATTAAATATCATTCCGAAAGCAACAATCGCTTTGCGAATATGTTCGTGATAGAATTGAGTATTTTTAAACATTAACCTATTTCTCCAAACGGATTGACTTCAGAGAAATCTAGAATATCATCAGCCTCATTTTCTAAAATGAAATCAGTATTATCAGTTCTTTCTGTAGACTTAGTAAGCGCATAGTCTTCTAGAATAATAGAAGTGCCATCTTCTTGTAGCAGAAGTGTACCGTCTTCCAACAAGAATTGATACAAGAACATATCGATGTTTTGTTCTGCGTATATGTTATCTATAACAGCAACGCCAGTGTTAATAACCTCAGAAGAATACTCAAAGGTTTCACACTGTAGATTGAATACATTGATCTTGCTTAACTGATAGAAAGGATTTTGAAACTCTACCATCTTGATTTCAAGCATAGAGCCAGTGAGAGGAAAGAATAGTAAATCGCCCTCTGATGGTCTTGCTTCTAGAGAGAATTCTCCACCAGAAGTTTGTACCATTTGCTCCCATCTTCTTTTAGATAGAACAAACGTAGCTTGGTCTCGTATCTCAATACCAAATTTTGTAAACAGTTCGCCTTGGCCTTCGAAGCCATCGACATTCTGAATATACATTTCTAGAGGATACGCTTGATTGAACTGAGACAAAGTATCTTCGTCAAAGATATCATCAGTTGCTACTTGTGTTCGTGGAAGATAGTAGATATCTTGGCCGTAGATTTTTAAGCTCTCAATGATAAGGTCTTCGATGAGACGCTGTTCATTGGTAGTTCCGCTTGTCAGTCCACTTTGAAAGTAAAAGTTTGTAGGCATGATCTTATCCTACATAGAACGAAGGAGGTAATTCGTAGCGAGATTGCATCTCGTCTTCTATAGCATTAATCTCTGTAATAGCCTCTTCGAAAATTTTGTCGCCGTTGAGCGTAACACCGCCTGGCATTTGAATTCCACCAAACTTCTTCATGTTCTCGCCCCACTGTCTTTTGATAAGAGCAGTAGCGTATTTTTTTAACCACATATCGTCATAGACTTCTGTGTATTCTTCTGGATCAAGAATTGCGTAAGCTTCAGCAACTACATAGTCACCAGGATCAAATGTCTTGTCCCAATCTGTGTCGATATATAGTCTATCAGTCTTTCTGTTAAAACGAATCTGTCTGTCACTGATAAGAAGTTCATCGAGTGTTTGAAGATGAGACTGAACCATGCTGTAGTAAATCATGTCAGCGCCCATCAGATTGTACAAATCGTTTTGTCTAAACTGATACTGTATGTCGAATAAATTGCCGTCTTTAGTGTTTGAAGTTGCAGCACCACCAAAGTTGAATAGTCTGATAACACCTGTAATGCCGTTACTGATAGGAATATACTTGTTATCCATATCACCTGCGACATACGGTGTAGTAGAGTCAAGGGATGCTATGGTACCAGAAATAGAACCTGTGATTGTTTCTCCTGCTACAAATACGCCAGCAGTATCTTCAACAGTTAGAGTTGTGCCCGACCCACTCCTTACTACTGTACTAGCACCTGAAGTTGAGCCAGTAACTCTGTCGTTATTTAGAAAGTTACCACCAGCAGGAGTAGTGAGATTGAGAGTAGAGCCAGTGATCTTATGCTGAACATAAGTTCGCTCTACGCCATCAAAATGATACTCTTGCCAAAGTTGAATGGCATCATCGATGCGGTCGTTGACCTGATCTTCATCAACATTAATCTCGATGACAGGAAAGCCAAGCCTACGCAAACAGTAGTCTATTAGCTCTTGTCTAGTTGATAATGCCATTCGTGCGTTCCTTCGGTGTTTCTTTTATTTATAATATTAAATACTATAGTCAGCAGCAAGTAAATTTAATACTTCTGTTTTTTCCTGTTCTGTTAGAGAGCATTCATTTAAATAATTCATAATAAAAGTTTCTGGACTATCTTCTTCAATATTATTTATTATATAGTCGTATGTTTCTGTTATGATATCCATAAATTCTCCTTACAATTTTGTTATTGTACAGTATCCATTAGAGGGTTTGTAATTGAATGCATTTAAATTTCCCACGCTTCCAGGATAAGGAGCGGTTACAGAACTTGGTGCGTAAAAAGAGCCATCACTAGTCCAAGCATTAGATGCCGCAGAAGCTATAAAACTTCCTCCACCACCGGAATAGTTGCTGTTGTTACAGTTACCACCACCAGAATAGCCGCCTCCACCGCCCGAACCGCCCCAACCGCCTGGTCCGCCACAGCCAAACCCACCGTGCAATCCTGATCGTGAAGATGGTTGTGAGGTATCATAGGTGGTATCAAAGTGTCCTCCCTCTCCTCCATTTCTAAAAGATTGCGCTCCTAAGAAATAATTATATCCTGACACAAATACTGGCCGACGTAGATCTCCTTTACTATTGCCGTCGGTGTAAAATCCTGCGGCGCCGCCGCCACTGCTGTCTGCATTATGTCCGCCACCACTAGCAGCATACCCGCCAGTGCCTCCGTTTGATCCTGATCCATTTTTACCGCTGGTGCCAGTATTTGCTCTAAGATTTTGATTATAGGTTGTAGTAGATCTAATTGTACCTCCTCCTCCAGCAACAATCAAAGGATCAGAAGTAGCTACTGAGTTTCCAGTGGCAACGAAAGTTCCTCCGCCGCCTCCTTGCCAAGGTCTTATACCATTGTAATATGACTGTTGGCCCACTAATATAAAAAGAATAGTTCCCGCTTCTAAAATAAAATTTGCCTGCATTATAGCTCCTGCTCCAGTATATCCTGAGCCGGCTGTATTTGTTCCACTTGCTCCCGCTACTCTTATTTTATATGTAGCAGTTTGCGGAACAGTCCAATATTGAATACCATTAACTGCATTATAAAAACTAGTATTATTTAACCAAGGATTTGTTGAAGTGTTATAAAAAGATTTTAGAGTACTAAGACTTGGGCCAGTTCTACCTACTGTATTTGCTGAACTAAAATCAAAAAAAGAAAAATCATAAAGTGCTGGTGCTGATTCTGAAGGCGGCACATTAGATATAAGAAAATTCTGAATGCCTGCCATTATGACACATTTCCGTTAATGACACAAAGTGTACTAGAGATAAAAAATATAGTAGCTATTCCTCGAGTTGCTAAAGTAACAGATGATACGTTTGTATTTGTCCCGCCTATATATGCAGTAGATATAGAAAGAGTAATTGTTCTATCGCCTGTAGTATTATTAAAAATAGAAACAACATCGCCTTCAGAAAATGTGCTGTTAGGCACAACAATACTACCGCCTGATCCTATCTGAACATATTTCCCCACATCATTTGTACTAAGTGTATATGAAGAGGTTTTTGTGCCTACTGCTGGAATATTAAGATATCCTATATTATTAGATCCAGCAGAAATAGAAGCAAACGATAAAGTACCAGAACCATTAGTAGTTAATACTTGACCATTAGTGCCGTCTGATGATGGGTAGATTAAGTTTTGAATTCTAACAGTATCTGAAGAGGGGTTACCTACGTATACATTCCCTGACCCACCACTTACATCAGTCGCATTGCCTTGAATATAAACAGTACCGTCAGTATTGGAGCCTCCACGAGCACCACGAATATATACATCACCAGCAGAACCGTTACTGCCGTTATACATACCTGTAATACTGGCGTATGAAATAGCCCCACTTCCATTCTGCCCACCAAAGATCATGTTACTCTGTAAGTCTAAGTTGCCGCCCAACTGAGGAGTTGTATCTTCTACAAGATTCGAGATACCACCAGAAGCATCAGCGAATGAAAGGTTACCAGAACCGTCTGTAGTTAGAACTTGACCATTAGCGCCGGCACTAGTAGGTAGTGTTAGTGTATAACCAGACCCTACACTAGAGGGAGTAGTAATTGTTACAGGGCTATCACCACTATTTGTAAATATTAATTCACCTCTTGATAAGACTAATTTATTGTAAGCGTTGGCGTAAATAACTCGACCTGATATAAGTCCAGGTGCATTGTCTTCATAGAAGCTAAGATTGGCGTATCCTGTTCCAATAGAATGACCGTTTGTATCTAAATTGGCACCAAGTTCAGGTGATGTATCTTCTGAAAGCTCAGAGATCCCACCACCACCAGAAGCTGCGGCAGCTAGTGAATAAGTGAATTCATCAGCGTTTGGAGCGTATCCTGGAGTAGATAATTGATAGATATATGTCCTGCCAGCGGCGTTAGTGCCATCATCAGCCTCTTCACCGTGAGCACTAACGATAGCATAGTTACCAGATATTGACACTGAATAACCAAAGTAATCATTTCCAGTTGTACCATAAGGATTAGGATTATCGAGCGTAGCAACTAATTCACCTGTAGTGACATTGAAGATGTGTGCTATACCTCCATAAGTATAACCTAGCGCATATGCACCAACAATAGCATAGTTACCAGATATTGATACTGCGTAGCCAAACTGGTCCTCATAAGCATAAAGTCTAGGGTTATCGAGCGTATGAACTAATTCACCTGTTGATACATTGTAGATGTATGCTTTACCTGCAGAAGAACCGCCATCAGAACCCTCTTCATAAGGTGCGCCAAAAATAGCATAGTTACCAGATATTGCTACTGAGTTACCAAAGTAATCATTCGCACTTGTACCATAAGCATTTGGATTATCGAGCGTATGAAGTAGTGTACCTGTTGTTACATTGTAGATGTATGCTTTACCTGCAGAAGAACCGCCAGCATCATCTTCACTCCAAGCGCCAACAATAGCATAGTTACCTGATATTGCTACTGAGCCGCCAAATTTATCCTCAAGACCTGTATCATAAGCATTAGGATTATCAAGCGTATGAAGTAATGCACCAGTAGTTACATTGAAGATATATGCTTTACCAGAAGAACTGCCACTAGCATCATCCTCGAATATAGCGCCCACAATGGCGTAATTACCAGATATTGCTACTGACTCACCAAAGTAATCACCAGCACTTGTACTATAAGCATTTGGATTATCTAATGTATGAACTAAAGCACCTGTAGTGACATTGTAGATGTATGCTTTACCCGACTGAGTGCCACCTCCATCATCTTCTAAAGATGCACCAATAATTGCATAGTTACCTGATATTGCTACTGAGGTACCAAATTTATCCTGAGCACTTGTATTATAAGCATTAGGATTATCTAATGTGTGAACCAATGAACCTGTTGTCACATCAAAGATATATGCTTTACCAGAAGAAAGACCGCCAGCATCGTCTTCATAACGAACACCAACAATTGCATATTTGCCTGATATTGCTACTGACTCACCAAAATTATCATTAACACCTGTATCATAAGCATTAGGATTATCAAGTGTATGAAATAGAGATGCTGCAAATGACTCGCCACTAGCAGCATCAGCAAAGGATAGCGTACCAGAGCCATCAGTTGTTAGTACTTGACCGTTAGAGCCGTCTGTAACATTTAACTCAGTAATTCCTACTGTATTTGCTGCGATTGAGGTCAAATATCCTGCTGTTGAATGGTCGCCCCATCCGTATGCAGTATCCCAATTGCTAATCTTTGTATTGTTTTGAGTCCATTTAGTCGCAATACTATTCGTAACAGTAGTAGAGAAGTTAGCATCATCGCCAAGTGCGGCTGCTAACTCGTTTAGAGTGTCGAGTGCGCCAGGAGCCGAATCAATTACTGAATCAACTACCGCATTAATTCTGTTATCTGTAGCTGCTGCTGTTAAAAAACTTGTGTCATTATCTAAGAAGGGTTGAGCGCCAGTTTGTATTGCGGATCTAGCAAAGTCTGATACTTTAGTTCCGTCAATAGCCTCAGTACCTTCTACTTGAGTTTCAATATCTTTTAGAGTGTAATTAACACCAGTAAAAAGTTTACCGTTTTTATTGTCAAAGAAAAAACTTCTAAGTCTACGAGCCATTATTGAGCAACCTCTGTCGTCTTAACTATTGCTGTCCATCGTATCGTTTTACTTGTTGCTCCAGTTACAAAAACATTAATCGCATTATTTGTATCGTCAGCTCGAACATCGACTGACAGCGCAACATCGTCTTGTGCTACTGCGATTTCGTATACACTACCTACATCAGCTAC